CGCCCGATAAAACAGCAAATTCCACATTGGGATTAATTGTATGATATCTTTCAATTAAATCCATAAAGAAATCAGGTTGTTTTTCTTGATCGAATCTTGCAGCAAATACTACACGAAGTTTACGCTCATTAAATGGAATACGATTTGCTACACGACCACGAACTTCATCTTTATCAAATGCAAGCCCAGAGATATTAAAGGTTGGTGCTTCCCATCCTGCAATTTTCATATGAGCAACCATCTCTTCGTTAGATGCAAGTACACCTGTAACAAATTGATCTGTCATCTTCTCATATAGGCCCATCCACTTCTGCATATCCCATACATGAACAAAATCATCTGGATCAATTGTCTGTGCAAGACAACGTACAAAGATTCGAGGTTGATACTCAAAACTTACTTGATCCATAATATAGGGCAATGCCTCAATTCCGGGAGTAAACATATCTTCAAAAAAGATTGTATCTTGCCAAGTAATTTCACCAGCTTTCATCTTCTTAATAAGATTAGCCATTTGTGTCAACGAATAATAACTACGACCATGTGCATCAAGTACTTGCCCAGTTACAATTGCTTTAGAGTCATCTAAAATATCACCATGAATTACTTCATAATCAATACCACGACGTTTAAATGCTGCCTCGCTCCAATGTTGAAGCTGTAAGGTATAACGACCTTCATACGGCTCCAGACCCATATAATATAATTTTCCCATTATCAATCCCTAGTAAAATACATTCTGCAACCGTTTTCGCCATCTTCTGATACTTCAATTACATAATCTCGATCAGGCCACTGTGCAATTAATTTCTCATGCAAATCTTTAGCAATCATCTCACAAGACTTATGATTCAATTTTAATGTGTCTTCATTATACCAGCGTTCAATAGTACGCTTTGCTTGTATAAATTCAACATCTCTATCATCATGAAATACTTCCATCTCAACACGGAAATGAAAAATATGTCTATGTAGATCAGCTAAGAATGAAACATCCAACCAATGTTCTTCCGGTTTACCAAAACGCTTTGTTGCTAATTTTGGATCCGTTGCCGCTGCTGGGTAACGATGAATACCTTCCTTCTGAAAGGTAACAAAAATAAAACTCTTGTTCATGCAAATAAGTCCTCAAGTGTTGAAGGGGCGACTTCGCTAACAGGCTCTGAATCCATAAACCTGCCAACATTCTTTTCCCAATAAAGAAAATCATCAGTATTTTTTACATCGAATAATGTCGAATATTCGTTTTCACAATTTTTATCTCTGCAGAATCTTAAAAATTCTTCTTTAGAATTCATAAGTGTACTAACATCCAATGTAAAGTTATGTACATTAGTTAAAATAAATGCAAGTCTGGCTCTCATAACATCTACAAATTTACCACCATTCTCAAGATATTCACCTACAGAAATATTCATTAATTTATGATATTGTTCTGCAGTATATTCTGTACCACATACCGCATTAATTTCCGCGACAACTGTTCTATAGATATTTGAAAATGGTCTTCCCATTTTTACAGATGAGCCACCATAGTCACCAGGATTCTTTTTCTTGCTATGTGAGAAATAAAACAATCCATTATCTAAAGACATAGAATGAGTAGTTGAATCATATGAAATATCAATGCCATCATATAAGCCAGTTTGACTAAATAACAAATATGGCAAGATACGCTTTAACGCACCAACGCCCAATACGTGTAAATGAAATGGTCTTTCAAATGGCACAGCATTAACAAAGAACGCTCGCTTAACATCTTCAAGTGGCCCCATACCCAAGGCAGCTGATCCCATAGCTACACCGCCAATACGATGATGTAAATCTTTTGGAATTTCATCAAGCATTGCCTCGCCCCACAATTTGTAGGTATCTTGGCCTGACCCCTGAATAATAACAAAAGGTCTGCAAGAACTTTTCATATCATCAAATCTTTGAATTTGTTCTAATACATTTTTGCCAGTTTGCCTAGCATAGCTCTCAAAATTTTCCATATCTACATATCTACGCTTAGTATCAATTTTAGATGATACTCCAGAAGCAGATGTAGACTTAACAGGAATCTCATCAAACGCCATTCCGATATCTGCGTATGTTGCTTGATTCTCAAAAACCTTATTACGAGTTTCAGATGTATTAGGCAGACCTCTAGTAATAATCTGCAACCCACCAGAGTCAGCATGAATGTTTTTAATTACTGGTCTAAATTTTTGTAATTTTGCACCAAAGTTCTTTTCTGTAAATCCATTATACAATAAAGAAAATTGATGGTTGTTTTTATTGTGAACAGTTTTGGAAATCATATCTTTAATCATTTCCAATGTCTCTGGGTCATTACATTGTTCTGCACCTAACCTCAGATACGCCGGTCCTGAAATAACATATTCTAATTGTCTGCTCATAAAAATAAACTTTCTAATGAAGACTTTTGTATGTCTCCAGCTTTTTCTGTCAAATTGACTGTAATCTGTTTTAGCTTAGGGTTCTTTTGCTTGAACATTCTCATCCAAGTTCCCTTTGCCACTGTATCTTGTTTAGGCAAATTCCATATCTCTGATATGAACTTTAATCCCGATGCTGTTCTTTCCCATCTTTGTTCTGCAGTCATTCCAGTTGACCAAGTAGACTTTTCGGCAGTTGCTTGTTCTTCTTTAAAAATAATATTGTTGCAGATAAAAACACCCAAACCATTTTGGATAAACTCTATACCAAAATTTTGATCTTCACATGGAATAAGGGTACCATCAGAATTAACGAACTTCTCATCAAAATATATTTCTTTATTGTGATGTTTCTTAATATTCTTAACAATCAGAATACTTGTCTTTGTCATAAATGTTGGTCTGAATCTCCATCTAATTATATCACCTTCAGCGTTTTCTGTCAAGTCTTTTGTGAAAGGCTGATTGGCAGGATTGACAGGCAAGAACATATCTACGTCTGCAAGATTCTCAAATGGAATATTTCTAAATGTTTTTACGAATGTATCATTTGCCCCATACTTTTGACCAGTATAAAGGTATGTGTCATTGTCAGCAAAAATGGCATAGTCCTCATCCGAATTATAAAATTCTTTCAAAAGGATATTTCTTGCATCACCGGGAGTTAGTACTTTACCTTGATGTTTAATATATTGAACATCTGGTTCATATTGTTCTTCTTTATAATTTTGCGCAAACACTACAGGTTGAAGATCATTTTTCTTGACCCAATCCAATTGCCGTTTGTGTATTTCGGCACGTCTTGCATTTGTACTGTCAGGTCCGAACCATGATATAATATAGCATTTCTCAAACTTCATTTACTCACCTAGCATTTTAATTAAGTGTTTTGTTTGATGCATTGCATCGTCAAGCGCATTATGGTAAACGCCTTCTCGTTCGTCAGCTGGGATCCAATTGAACAAAGCCTTTACTGTACGATAACATCTGTCATCCCAGCATTTCCAAGGTGGTTCTCTGTTCGTAATAAAATATGCATTTGATAAAATTGTGTTATCAAAGACAGCACCGTTTCCCCAAACAGGCAAACTCTTAGGCCCAAACCATTCCTCAAAATCATCTAATGCTTGATTCAAAGGAATGTTATTGCGAGTAAGTTCTCGCAAAGCTTCTTTATTTTGCTCTGACCACCATTTAATAGTTTCTTTTGAGACATGCATACCTACATCTTTGCAGGTTTTAAGATCAATGGTACAATAGAAAGTATCTAAAATTTCTTTACCTTCAAATTTTACTGCACCAATTGAACATATAGCGGCATTTGATCTTGTTGACATTGTTTCCAAGTCAACCATTATATTAACTGTCATTTACATCCTTGTCTTGCAATCTGGTAAAATTCGTTTCTAACTTCTGGGTGATTTTTAAATCCACCACCTAGACGAACTGTTACTGTAGAACTACCTGTATCTTCAACGCCTCTAGATTTTACGCAATAGTGTTGTGCATCAATTAATACGGCAACATCTTCGGTATCAAGAATATATTGTAGTGTGTGAAAAATTTGTTCTGTTAATCGTTCTTGAATCTGTGGTCGTTTGCTAAAATATTCAACAATACGATTAATTTTAGATAGACCAAGAACTTTGTCTTTTGGCACATATGCAACAGTTGCTAAACCGTCAATAACGACAAAGTGATGCTCACAATTAGATTGTACATTAACATTGCGTTCAACAACCATTTCATTATATTTCATTTTGTTGTCAACAGTTGTGCATTTAGGGAATGCATCATAATCGAGACCCCAAAAGATTTCGTTAACATACATTTTGGCAACACGCTTAGGTGTTTCCATCAAACTATCGTCATTTAGATCGAGTCCCAACACTTGCATAATATATGAAAAGCTTTTTTCAATTTCTGCAATTTTATCTTTGCGATCCATTGATACTTTAAATGTCGGTGTTTCCACTCCCATTTTAACTAAGTGTTCGTGAACTTGTTGTCCCAATACTGGGTCTGTTTTTGTCTTGTTATATGACATTTTGAATCCTTCCTAACTCGGATATGATGATTGAAATTTGTTACCTTTGTGTAACACTATTATTTATATTAAGTACCCCAAGCATTTTTGAATAATGGGATTTGTAATCTGTCGGAATATCTCCAACCTTTTTTCATTGCCAATTCTGCAACACCACGATTGTTCAATGAATACATTTCTTCTGTGCCACCACAAGGCATAATATAAACGACGCCGCCAAAACCAAATTTGCGATATTCATTTACTGCTTGTTCTGCTTCTTCGGCATCTTCTTTAGTTGCAACTACAAATTTAAGGTATGTATTACCTAACAATTGATATTGTTGAATAACTTCTGGTCTAATTGCATCCTCCCATTTTTCACCGCTGATTGATAATTTAGGGGATACTGAAAATGTTATGTTGCCATAGTCTCGACCAAATCTTGTCCACTCCTGAAATAGATATTCATCGAACTCATCAGTTATAAGTTGCGTGCCATTAGTTTCAAAAGTAAGTTCTTTTAGACTTTGCATCTTTGGATGTTCTAAAAGATCTGGATAAGCTTTTTGCCAACCCAATAAAGGTTCACCGCCAGTAATTACCAGATGTTCGTCACGCCATTCCTTGTACGGTAGCGTATCCACAATAGCATCGGCAATCGAATCAGTAGAAAGAACGGGAGACAAATGCTTAAAACGAGGATCCCAAGAAGCATAACTATCACAACCCGTAGACACCAAAGGTAACGAACCATATTCTTTATACTTAGAAGGGTCAACATTGTTTGCTTCATTACTAAGTTCTCCCTTAGGCATCCCAAAGCCAGCACATTTAAAGTTACAACCAAACGTTCTCAAAAACACTGAAGGCACGCCCATATAGCGACCTTCACCCTGTATGCTATAAAATAATTCTGCAATCTTAATTTTGCTCATATTCACTTCCAAAAATAGTAGACCATTTTTTTAATTTGGCAATTTTATTATCAGCGGCAATACTTACTTGTTCGCTATCTACAAGATCAAATGTAATACATAAGTCAATCATGGCTTGTAGATCACCCAACTCTTCGGCTAGATGTTCTCTGTTTGTTTTTGGTTTGCCGGGTTTAAAATTGTCAATACCAAAGCGGTCGCATTTGCTAACTGCTTGTATAACTTCAGCACATTCTTCTTGTAGAATGTTCAATATTTCTTTGGTTTTTGTAATCATAACAAATTATATGACATTTAGTCAGTAATGTCAATTGTGGGATTGTCCTTTTCAGCAGCAGCTTTCTTTTTGCGAGTTTTTGTCTCAGATGCCGTTTCTCGTTTTTCCGGATCTATTGTGTCCAATTGCTTTTTCAAATAATCAATCAAATGACGGCCTGCTTCTGAATCTTCTGCATTTTGAATAATAGAATCAATGTCCATATTCTCCATGAGTTTATATTTCGTTGCCTGTTGTTTCTTTTCTTTTTGAATTCTGCGAATAAAGGCAAAGTAAATAATTTGAGTATAATAGGCAAAGGGATTAGATGATTTTGTGGGATCAAATTTTGCAACAGCAGTTAGGCAATTTTCAATGCCGTCTGAAACCATATCATCTCTAAATGTGTAATTGATAAAATTAGATTTATAAGATAAGTGTGTTGCAATTTTAATAAAACATTCACCTATGTATCGAGGTACTCGAGTCGGTTCCTCTCCTACAGCTTTGGCTTTGTCTAATGATTCTTTATATTCTATAAGAGCAGCAAGAAACTGTTTGTTGTTTACATAATGAGCAGGGGCCTTAATGGAGGGTTCTTCTAGTTCCTCGATTAATTCTAATATCTCGCTCTCCGGTGTCGTCGTTGTTTTCGTCATTCACATCTCCTAAAGATTGTTCAAATTTTTCAAATAATTCTTCAATAATTCCATCATCTGTTTCTTCAGCGTCATCGCTTTCATCATACAGCTCGTCTTGGTTGTCTCTACACATTATATACTCTAAGTAGTTATTTTTCAAGCTTTCTTTGATATTTGTAGCAACTACAATTTGATGTACAGGTATTTCATATACGTTTTCCTCAGAGAAACTGAATAAAGGAAACAATACGTATGATTCGATTAACACACCATCTCTAGGCAATCGTAACATATTTAAGATTACTGGGTCTGATACACTAATGATGCGTTTGCCTGTCAATTGTTTGCAATCATCTGTTGTTTTGCAGATTATGCTATCGCCAGATGTGAGGCGTAAGAATTTGTAATTTACTTTTTCTTCTTCCATTATAATGATACCTTTACTAATTTATAGTTAAAATGCTCATCATTATAAATTTTTATTCGTTCAATCATATGTAATAATGTATAATTCTTTTTAGATTTCCATGTTAAATCATCTGCAATATCATATAGTTTACACGATGTTTTACTTTCACTTGTTCTTAAACCTCGGCCAATAGATTGTAAATTTCTTACTCTCGATTTTGAAGGTGACGCAAAAATAATATTATGCAGGTTTTTAATATTTATTCCTGTAGAGAAAGTACCATAGCTAGCAACAATAATTGCATCAGTTTCTGTTTCAGTAATTCTACGAATATCTTCACGCTGCTCAGTATCAGTTCCACCATAAACAAAAAACACTTTTCGATTGTCCGCCTTTTCTTTAATCATATCTTTTAAAACTTTGCCATGTTTTTCAACATACTGAAATAATACTAATGTATTGCTCGTTTGTTTTATTGCAAGGTTTCTAATAAATTTATTTCTAGCTTCATGCTGAACTAAAAAATCCATTTCATCTTGATACGATTTTCCTTTTTGTGCCTTTTTAATTTCATCAGAATATTCCAAGATAATATTAAAAATTTCTAAGTCGGCAAGTGTTTTATCGTTAATTAATTTCTTAGTTGTTGTGACTTTATAAACTGGCCCAAACAATCCTTCTAGAACTAATTTATGGGTATGAGTACCATCCAATGTCCCCGTTGTCCCAACTCTGTATGGAGTGGTAGTACATTTATTTAGTATGCTTGTTAATGACTTTGCTTTAAATAAATGAGCTTCGTCACCATAAATTGCTTTAAAATCTACAAAGAACTGTTTGGGCAATTTATAAATTGATTGCCAAGTACTAATGACAATATCATATTCATTAGATTTTTCGTGACCACCATAAATGCGATGGCAATGTTCTGAAGCTTTCCAGCCATTCAAACAAGAATAATCTTGAAAATCCGAATACATCTGTTCAACTAAAGAAGTCGTTGGAACAAGTATTAATTGTCTACGACCAACTCGCTCATGCCATCTGATTAAACAGTAAATGATAAGAGATTTACCCGACCCCGTAGGGGACAATAATAATCTCCTGCCATCTTTAATTGCTTGAAATACCGCATCAAATTGATAATCCCTAATTTGTATAGGTTTACCTTTTGAACCAACATTTAGATCTTCGCAAAACTTTCTAACTATGTCGTAAGTAACTGCATCGTTTTCTTCTACATAATTGGAATAATCAATAACATAATCTCGTTCTTCACAGAATCGTTCTAGGTAACTTTTTAATCCAACATATAATTCTTGTGTGAACATAGAGTAAAGTCTTACTTTACCATCCCACATACGAGATTTATAAAGAGGATGAAACTTAGCACCAGGAACGTCAAAAGAAAAATGATCGTTTAACTCTTGACCTATTGAAGGCTCACATCTTACTTTTAAATATGCTTCGTCTTTTTTCGATAATTCGATATCTGCCATTACATCATGCCGTTGGTAAATTTATTCCATTCAATAGCATTTTTAATATCCCATGTTCTACTATTCAAAGAGCGAATGATTTGTTCTAACTGATACATCACTGTTTTAAAGTATTCGACTTTATCTTGATATATTACAAGATCGTAGTCGACAGTTAGAAACTCATCCATTTCGTTCTTTAATGGTTTATTGCCTTGCCATTGTTCCCACCCTTCGTCTGTTAATTCTGTTTGTGACATTTCGCCGCGATAATAACGATATTTCTTACGGCGACAATTCAAATAATCAGATTCAGCTTTGCGAAGGTTGAGGCGTGTTGAGGTTAGGTAGTTCAAATACTTGGCATGAAGGTTAGGAGTCCTTGCAGACTCTTGGCCAAGATTCATCTCATTAATCCTACAATCCTCTACCCATGATTCTTGTAGATCGGATAATTTCATAATATAATTTACCTATTTAACCAACTTGTATAATTTGCGCAGGATTGCCCTGGAAGTTGAATGAACCGTAGTGGTTCAAGGAGATTGAAGGATCGAGCCAGATTTCTCCGCCGATATCTTGCCAGCGTCTGCTGAATGTGTAGTCCTCAGACAAATAACGCTTGTCTTTAGGATCAATCATTGTATCGAAGAATGCATAGAAGTGAGGGTTCAATTCTGGAGGTGTATTCAAATCGTTGTTGTATTTCAACTCTGGATACTTCTCAATCATCTGGTCGATAACTTCACGCTTAATCATCATGAAGCCTGTAGCTCCATCATGTAAACGAATTAGACCATTCTCAATTGCAATTTGTTTTGCTTCACGATTTAGGAACTTAAAGTTAATTGCGTAATCGCTACCAAATGATGCAATTGCTTTGTCATCGATTGGATCGTTCGTTTGTTTAAGGCTTTCACGAATGCGCTGCCAATTAACGCCCTTCTTAGGGTAAGCGCCGACTGCAACATCTTTGTTGTGTGCAATTAATTTAATAACGTCTTCAACCTGAAATTCAATGTCGGCATCAATAAACATTAAGCGAGTGAAATTGCTTTGTAGAAAATATGCCACAAGAACATTACGTGCTCTTGTAACTAAAGATTCATTTGCAATTGTACCAAACGCGATTGGAATTTGATGTTGATTGCAAAATGTTAGTAACCGAATTGTTGATCGGAAATACGCTTCCGTTAATTGACCGCCGTAGCATGGGGTCGCAATAAAGATTCTTTCTTTACGAAGAGCATCTAGACTGACTTCTAATTTTTTCTCATTAGGAGCAGCTGCGCTAGATTGTTGTCCCGCTTTAGGCAAGTTAGGAACAGGGGGCAAAGCCATAGGCGATACTTTTTTAATTTTTTTATCCATAATAACTCCAAGTTATATTATAAAGGTTCTACTTCGAAAATAGTATATTTGAACGATGCTATCGCTGTAAAATATTCTACGCTTGCTGACGCAATATCAAAATCTAAGGCTTGTAGGGACACAGGGAATAGATTTTTAAATATTATATTTACTTTAGGCGTATTTGTCGAGTCGAGAATAGTCAAAGTACCATCCGAGTATGCCAAAACTTCTTCTTTTCCGCTTGTTTTTGTAACAAACGGGAATCTGCTCGGCCTATTAGTTGTAAATGTTTTGAATTGCGAATAATTGTCAGGAAATCCTAAAGCAATTAACCACCTATACATTTCCAAATAATTGGACATATCCTCAGCTATAATGAAACGAATTGTAAATTCACCAAAATTAATTTTGTCACCTATTGTCGGTACATCGATAAAAGGCGTTGGTTGTGTAGCAAATCCTAATTGTAAGTCAGGGATGTTTGCTGATTGACAGGTAAAAGATGTCTTAGGCATGTCCTTAATACTAAACTTAAATGCGTTCGGTCTTAAGAAATCATTTGTCGTGGGTGTTGAATTTATCCAACTATCTTTTACGACATCAATGTTTGCAGTATAAGCCATCTTTTTCCTTTATGCTATCTATATATTTATATAGCCTGTAGTGTGTGCAAAGATTAAAAAAGGGGGAATTGCTTCCCCCTTTAAATCCGATCTTTGCCGGCTTGATTACATTAGGTTAATAACCTTAGTCTTACGATAATACTGATTGCGGCCTGCTGTAAATCTATCAGCATCTGCATCAGATAAAGAATCGCTAGATGTAACGTATGGGTTAGCAATTAAACCGTAACGTGTCTTGAAGCCAATCTTTGGCTGGAAGCTGTTAGGATCAATTGCACGAACCATTTGTAAAGGAACATATGGGCAGTAGAACATACCTGCGTCATATGGGCTAGAACCCTTATAACCAACCATGTAAAACTGATTAGAAGCGCCTAGGTTTGCAGAATACGGATCAATGTAAACACGATAGCGTCCGTTTAGAACACCTGCGAATGTATTGCCTGTATCGTCAACAGTTAGACCTGTGCTCAAAGCTGGAGTGTAGTCTAGAACACCAGACATAGCTAATGCACTTGCAACGTCTGCAGAGCAAACGATGAAGTTACCTTTACCACGACGTGTGTCTTGTGCAATGTGGTTAGCATCACGTTCAATGTTGAACAATAGACCTTTGAAACGCTCTACAGACCAACGACCATTAGAATCAACGTCTAAGTCGAATGTGCCGGCAGTTGCTGTTGCTGGAGAACCGTTCTTTGCAACTTTGTAAATTGTACGAACAACTTCGCGATTAATTTCAAACATAAACTCTTGTGACAAGATGTTTGATAATTCTGCTTCTGCGTCAAGACCGTGAATTGCTTTCAAGTCTTGTGCCAATTCAACTGTATATTCAGCTTTCAGTGCACGAGATTTTGCAGTAACTGTTGTTTTGTCAATAGAGAAAGACATTTCGCCGAAAGTATCTTGACCTTCCATTGAACCTGTTGTTGTAGCGTTACCAGTGTTGTATGTTCCAAATACTGGGTTATTGCCTGTTGCGTCTTGCATAGAGCTAGAGAAAGAAGTATTTGCCTCATTGTACAATGCTTCTTTTCTTGTCGATGTGTTGTTACGCTCTGAACCATATATAGAACGCATTGCAAAGATCAAGCCTGTTGGACCTGTCATTGGCTGTACACCGCAAATGTCATATGCCATTAGGTTAGGCATTGCACGACGTACTAAACCGATCATGATCGGGTCATACTTGTCAATACCGCTAGTAGCAGAAATGTTGTTTGTTGGAGCTGCCTCAAACAATGCATTACGCTCTTCACGTAATGAACGCTCTTGGTTCTCTAACAATACAGACGTTACTTGACGTTTGTAGCTGTCTTTAATTGGAGGAAGGTCTGGGTGATCCAGAATTGCTTCCCATTTCTTTTGGTAGTTTTCGGATAAAAACATTTATGTCTCCTTGTTGTGACTGTTTTAAATAACTTTTACTTATTTATAAGTTATTGTCTTTTGATTGTTCTCGATAAGGCATTTGCATAAGCTGAAACAACATCGTTGCTTTGCGTGAAGCTAGCTGGCGTGTCAGTCTCCTCTGTTAGCGCTTGCTTGGCTGTCTCTTTAATTACAGCGTCGCGTGGAAAATAATTTTCCTTAATAACAGAAACTTTTTCTTTGTAGATTTCTTCATTCTCGAAATCGACACCTTCTAAAAGTTTTGTCAATTTATTTACTTCAGTATCTGCCAAATCCTTAGCCATTTCCTTAATAATAAGTTTGCGCTTTAGTTCTGTTACTGAAGTATTTAAGCCAACATTGTTTTCTACTTGACCATTTAGGCTTTCTTCCAACTCTGTTACCTTAGCTTGTAATTCACCTATTACATCATATTTTTCCTCAGGCACTTCAATATAGTGTTCTTTGAAGAGCGCCTTAAGACCTGTCATAAAGTCTTCAGCGATTTCACCGCGAAGACCATTTTCTACTGCCAATTTATTTTCTTCTATGTAATTTTCAACTACATAGTTAAGATATGCATCTACTTTTTCAACAATGCTTTCCTTATACTCAAGGAATTCTTCAGCATATTTTTCTTCAAGTGATGCTGCAACTTTTTCCATTTCATTATTAACGCGAGCAATAACTGCTGCTTCAAAAATGGATGTTGCTTTTTGTCTAAAATCTTCTGAAAGTTCTTCGCCAAAGATTGGAGAAAGATCGATAGGTTCAACTATTGATTCTTCTGTAGTCTCTTCTTCAGACACAACTTCTGCAGATTCATCAGTTTCTTCATCTTCATGAATACCCGTGTTCTGTGGGATAGTTGAAAGATCTTTTACTGTTGTGAAGTTAGGTGCATCGCCGACCGGACCCTTCATTGCAATAGTATTTTTAGAAATACCCTTTGCAGTAATAGCTCCTTGGTTTACATCTTTCTCTTCACGATCTTCGTGACTTGCAGATTCCGAATCACCCTGTTTAGGGTTTGCTGTGTCGCCAGAATTGGCGGGCTTGATTGTGGAATCTTTTCCGCTAGTTGGAACCATTGGTCCTGCGCCCTCATTAACTTCCTGCGAAGTCTTAACAGAAACGCGTTCTAGCAATTCCTTAACTTTACTTTCTACTGACATTAGAGTCTCCTAAATGTATGAATGTTCTCAATCTATATTTATAAGTTTTATTACCTAGACAATTGATTGACGAATTGTTCAAAAATTTGTAATTTAACTTCGTCTAAATTCTTAGCTGAAGTCTTCCTTATTTGCTTTTGTGCATTTTCAATTTGTATTGCTTTCCACACGCCATTTTCAAGAATCCACTCCGCAGATTCCATGATTCCTTGAACAAAGGCGTCTGGGGCAGATGGGTCAGCAACAATGTCAACAGTTGCAAGGTGAAAATCGCCTTGTACTTCGTTGATTCCTTCGGAGTTCATTTTCAACGACCCTAAACCTCTTGTGGATACGCCTAACTGAACTTCATTTTCTATTAAATTCTTTGCTATAATTCCCATAGGTGTATCCAATATTTTGGCTCTACCTATAACATCATTACCTTCCATTCTTAGACTGGTAATAAGGTGGGAAACTTGATGTAAGTTGATTGAAGGATTCTCAGGATGACCTAACTCTCCTAATGAACGTTTTTGCCCAATAAGCTCTTGATACTTTTGGACTTCTCGTTCCATAATACCTCTACCATAGGAACGATTGTTTCTATTTGGTTTTTCAGCTTGAGCAAAGATACCCTCAATAAAGATATTTTTTCCGCCACCCTGTTTGTCTTCTACAAGGTAGTGTAAATCTTGTGCGACTTCTTTAATTAATCTCATATTAGTTCCTAATTATTTTTTAGTCTGTTGGTCAGGTTCTATAAAGCCTGCAGGTTTAGATAAATGCAAATAAACTAATGAATTTGCTGGCATGGCAAGAGAAATATTAGAATTTGTATTTGATGTGTCAGCGAATCCAAACATTTGTGTCATAGACCAATTATCATTTCCATTGAGGTATAATGTTGCTATACCATTGCGAGAAACAACAACTGGCGATGTACCTGATGTAGACCACATCATACCTGTAATATTCATTTGAACATTTGGTTGATCTACAGTTTCATCTGATAGTTTTAGATCTAAACTAGTAATATTTGCTTGTCCATCGCCAAGAAGTTTTATGACTGCTTGTTGTCTAACTTTTTTAAGTACTGTACGTGTTACTGGCATCTTAATATCCTATTAATCTTTAACTTCTTTAGCATGATGCTTAGAAAGTTCGAATGTGAAATTTCCGCCTTGAACTGGCTTACCAGTATGAATAGCCTGATGCTTAACATTTGTACCGTGAATAGCATTGGCAACAGAAAGATTGGCATGTGTGTGAATATGTCCCTCGGAGTCTTTTGTAACAACAAGCGGATCCTCGTGTGTTGTCTCAACTTCTTCATTGACATCTTTATTCGATTGCATATAATCTCTAACTGTTGATATATAATCAGCACTTAAAGTAATTTTACTCTGTACCCATTCTGCAAGGTTAGTATTATCTTCTAACATATCATGCACAGTTTGAGCATTGGCAATAATAGATCTCAGTTGAGACTTGGCCATATCGCCTTCATAATCATACTCACGAGAATCTTTTGCCTCATTCGTTTTCTTTGCACCATAAGATGCACCCAACGCCATACGAATACGTTCTTTTTTAGATTTGCCGGCAAACTTAGGATTATCCGAATGGACAAAATCGCTAATATATTTGCCCGTAGGATCAGAAGCCTTTAGCTTTTCTTCTAAAGTTTCTTCTCTGATACTATTAAACGTTTTCATTTTCTTGTTCTTCTACGTCTATTGTAGTTTTACCTATAGATGATGCAATCTCTACTTTTCTAACATCAAGGGCATCAGAAATTTTATCTGCCATTGCGGTATTAAAATCTTGTAAAGCATCAGCTTGCTTGTTATTGATAATATTATCAATCATGTTTTGAATAACTGTGGATTCCATAATTTTTCCTTACTGTGAATTATTTATAGGTTGTTGTTGTCCCGGTGGCATACCCGGCATTCCAATTTGCGGTGGAGGACCTTCATTCTCAATTTGTTTCTTCATTTCCTGAATCTCTTTATCAGACATTCTCAAAATATTTTTCATTACATAATCTTGACTATAATATGCACCAACAAATGGTTGAACTTGATTTAATAAATCTACACGATTCCTCAAATTCTCAGCATTTTTCATTTCTTCAAAATATTGATCTTGTGCATATCTATATTGAATGTCATCTTTAATTTGATTCCAGTCTTTATCTGTCAGAACACCCTTTAAAATTAATTGGGTTCTCAACATATCACCAAATATTTCATTAAACTTTTTGCGAAGTCTTCCAACAAACTTGGCAAATTTTAATTCGTCTCTTGTTATCTCGGTTGCTCTACCAAAAGAAATACCAGTTTGCGGCTGCATTCTAGAAAGAGGAACATTTAATGCCTGATATAATTTACCCTGAAAGTAATTAATATCTTCAATCTGTCCCAAATTTTCGCCGCCAGGTAATGTAGTAATCTCAGTACCTCTGCCGCCTTCTCTTCTTGGCAACCAAAAATCTTCCAACATAGACATCATTTTACGATCATCTCGTATCTCGCCCGTATTAGAATCATAAACGATCTTATTACGATAACGAGCCATGATATCTTTTAAATATTGCTCAGCTTTCAATTTAGGCAAATTGCCCACATCAATATAAAATATTCTTCTTTCAGGCGCTCTAGCCAATCTATAAATTACTAAAGCATCTTCCATCATCTTTAACTGATTCACAGGTTTAATGGCTTTATGTAAATGACTTAACACTACATTCTTATCCAAATCCATAACCCCAGAAGGCACAAATGTTATAGCATCTGTTGCTATCTTAATACCTTGTGTTGGGTTATTTGCAGTATAACCCGGATTATATGTAATACCTTTTTCATTATATAAGAAAAATTCTTCTACTGACTTGATAATTTCAACACCAGTCTTTTGATCTTTTTCTTTTTTAACTTCTCTGATCTTTTTAATTTTTCTAGGATCTATAATCAATGTTTCCAAAATACCACGTTTTGGATTAGAAGTGTCTATAATCTTTTGAAAATAAATTCTCCC